GGCCGCTGAAGCTGCGCCGCTCCTGGCCGAGCAGCTGCAGGGGGCGCTGCCCGCGGGCGCGTTCACGACCGGCACGTACCGCGGGAAGGGCGCGCGCCGATGACGACGTTCGTCGAGCCGCCGTTCTGGGCGCGCCACAGCCAGGCGCTGGGGCCCGACCACGTCGGCGTCTCGCTCAAGACGGCGCCGCAGACCGAGCCGATTACGGTCGCGGAAGCCAAGATCCAGTGCCGCATCGACCCGGACATCGTCGAGGAGGACTGGCTGCTGAAAGGGCTCATCCAAGCGGCCCGGATGGACTGCGAGGCCTACACGGACCTCGGCTTCATCACGCAGACCGTGCGCGAGACGCGGCCGCGGTTTCCGGGCGATCGGTCTCCACTCACCTTGCGCAAGCGGCCAGTCCAGGTCACGCCGACGGCGCCGATCATCACGTACACGGATGCGAGCGGCGCGGTCCAGACGCTCGACGCCGCCACGTACACTGTCGACGCGCCGGCTGGCCCGTATCCCGAGCACGCGCGCATCCTGCCGGTGTTCGACACGTTTTATTGGCCGTTTCCGTCGCTCGTCCCCGTGCTCAATGGCGTGACGATCGAATACGTCGTCGGATTCGGGAACGCCGCGACCGACGTGCCGTGGCCGCTGCGCCAGGCGATGCTGCTCCTCATCGGTATCTGGTACGCGAACCGCGAAGCGGGGCAGATCATCCGGGGCTCGGCCGACGTCCTGCCGTTTGGCGTCACGAGCCTGCTCGACAAATACGTGCCGGCGGGAGTCGTCTGATGGCGATGCTCGCGGACAGCGCGGTCCTCCCGGCGGGCGATCTCCGCCATCGGGTGTCCTTGTCGATGCCAGGCCAGCGGGTGCCGGATGGCGACGGGGGCTTCACGGCGACGTGGACGCCGCTCTCGCCGGCCACCGTCTGGTGCGCGATCGAGTCGGCGTCCGCGCAGAAGCTCGAGCGCCTGGTCTCAAACACGGTGGCCGCCGCGGCGACCCATGTCCTCATGATGCGCTATCACGCCGGCGTGACGACGAAGACCCGGGTCACGTTCGGCTCGCGCGTGTTCGAAGTGGTGGGCGTTGTGAACGTCGACGAGCGGCGGGTCCGGACGGTCGCGCTCTGCACGGAGGTCGCGGCGTGAGCAACAACCGGTTCCTTTACCGGGGGCTGGACGAGCTCAAGGCCCAGCTCCGCAACCTGCCGGCCGAGCTCGGCGCGGAAGCCGACCACATCGTGACGGGGGCGGGTAACGGCGCCCTGTCCGAGGTGAAACAGGGCTACGGCGCGCACGTCGTGACCGGCCACCTCCTGGAACACGTCGGCATCTCGCACACACGCACCGCCGCGGGCGCGATTTCGGTGATGAAGAGCACGTCGCCGCACGCGTTCATCTTTGAAAACGGCACGCAAGTGCGCTACACGAAAGACGGCCGGAACCGCGGCGCGATGCCGCCGTTTCACGTCTTTATCCCGGCCGCGGTGCGGGCGCGCCGCCTGATGAATCAGCAACTGGTGGACCTCGTGCGGCGCCAGGGGTTGACGGTGACGGGGGATGTCTGATGCCTCCGACGTGGACGCCGCGATCGTGGCCAAGCTGGCCGGAGATGCGACCTTGACCGCGCTCATGCCGGACGGCGTGTTCATGGACATCGCGCCGAGCGGTACGACCCGGTTCGTCATCGTCTCGCTCGCCACGCACGAGGACGACTACATGCTTGGGGAAGCCGCCTACGAGAAGTCGGTCTACCTCGTGAAAGCCGTCGAGCGCAACATCAGCGGCACGACGGTCAAGGCCGCCGCGGCGCGCATTCACGCGCTCTTGCAGGACGTCCGGCTGACGATCGCCGGCTACGTCCACATGCTCACCCAGCGGGAAGAGCGGATCCGGTACACCGAGGTCGATCCGGACGAGCCCGACACGCGCTGGCAGCACCGCGGCGGCCGGTATGCCGTCTTTGTGAGCCCCGCGTGACGCCGACGTTCACCGTCCTCATCGGCTCAATCGGCCGGCCGGCCTTGCGCCAGGCGCTGGACTCGATTGCCCGCCAGGCCCGCGTCCCGGGCGACCAGGTCATCGTCTGCTTCGACGCCTTCGAGCAGTCGGCAGAGGACCTGGCCGCCCGCTGCGCGCTCGTCGAATCGTATGGCGAGGGCTTTATCGCCATCACGCACGACGCCGGCTATCACTGGCTGGGCGTCGAGCAGATCAATCACGCGCTGCGCACCGTGCCGATCACCGGCTCGCACGTGTGCACGATCGGGGATGACGATGTGTTCGTCGACGGCGCCTACGCGCGGCTGCGGCCGCTGTGCGCGATCGATCCGGACCGCGCGGTGCTATATCGCTTTCTCGCGCCCTGGCGCGAACTGCTGTGGGATCGGCCCCGCATGCAGATGAGCCGGATTAGCGGCTGCTGCATCGCGGCGCCGCGCGCCGCGGTGGGGCTGATGTCGACTCGGCAATACGTGGAGCACGACTACGACTGGATGATCGACGTGCTCCAGACGTCTGGACGCTACCCGTTGTGGGTGGATGACGTGCTCGTGATTGCCAGGCCCGACGTCCGCGGCGATGACGTCGCGCACCGGGGGCTGCTGCGCTGCTGGCGGTGTCAGGACTGGCGTTTCCTCGAGGATGTGAATGCGGCCGATCCGACGTGCCCGCGCTGCCGCGCCGAGCTCGTCGTCCCGGCCGGCGCCGTCGGCGCGATCGCGGGGGCGCGATGAAGGTCCTCCTGCTCGAGCCCGGCGCGAGCTGGTCGACGGCGGATGTCGCCTTCGGCCTCGCCGAAGGCCTCGCGCAGCACGGCGTGGCGCTCGTCCGGTACCGGCTGGATACGCGTCTCGCGCGCTCGAGCCGCTGGCTGCACTACGCCTGGCGCCGCGCCCGAAAGACCAATCCCGCGGTCACGAAACCCACGGACGCCGACATCTTCTATCAAGCCGGCATCGGCGCCCTTGAGATGGCCCTGCGCCACCAGGTCGACGTCGTCCTGGTCGTCTCGGCGATGTATCTGCATCCCGACGTCATCATCCTGATGAAGCGCGCGGGCCTGCGGGTCGTCGTGGCCTTCACGGAAACGCCCTACGACATCGAGAAGGAGCTCGCCATCGCCCGCTTGGTCGATGGCTGCTGGACCTGCGAGCGATCGAGTGTTGACGCGTTTCTGGCGGTCACGGCGCGGGCCGGGTATCTGCCGCACGCCTGGACGCCGTCGCGGCATCAGCCCGGCGCGCAGCCCGGTGACGCCGCCTTCCCCGCGCACGACGTGGTGTTCGTCGGCTCGGGGTTCCAGGAGCGCGTGGAGTGGTTGACGGCGATCGACTGGACTGGCATTGACCTGGGGCTGTACGGCTCGTGGAACATGCTGGGCTCGCGCCATCCGCTGCGCCGATTCCTCCGGGGCGGCATCGTCGGGAATGCGCAGACCGCCGCGCTCTATCGGCGCGCCAAGATCGGCCTGAACCTCTACCGGACCTCGAAGGGCCTCGGCGTGGATGCGCCGCGGATTGCGCACGCGGAATCGCTGAACCCGCGCGCCTACGAGCTCGCCCGGTGCGGCGCGTTTCACTTGAGCACCTACCGCGCGGAAGTCGCGGAGGTGTTTGGCGCGCTCGTGCCGACGTTCGAGCGGGCCGACGAGGCGTCCGCGTTGATTCGGCGCTGGCTCGCGGATCCGCGCGGCCGCGCCGCCGCCCAACAGCAACTCCCGGCCCGCGTGGCCGAGTCGTCGTGGACCGCTCGATCGGTCTCCGTCATCGGTGACTTGCAGTCCCTGCTCGAGGCGCAGGCTGCTTAACCACACGGGAAACGGACGGACACATGTCGCGCTACCACGGCCGCAAAGGCAAGATTTATCTCCCCAATTCGGGCACCAACGGCGCCGCCGTGCCGGCGGTCTCGCTGTCAATGTGGTCGCTCGACAAGACCACGGATAAGGTGGACGTCACCGCGTTCGGCGACGCGAACAAGGTCTACGTCCAGGGCCTGCCGGACGTGAAGGGATCGGTCTCGGGCTTCTTCGACGACACGGACGATTCGCTGTTCGACGCCGCGGAGTCGACGAGCCCGGTCAACATGTACTTGTACCCGTCGACGGACGCGCCGACGATCTACCACTACGGCCCCGCCTGGCTGGACGCCTCCATCGACACGAACGTCTCTGGCGCGATCACCGTCAAGGGCTCGTTCGTCGCCGCCTGCGCCTGGGGCCGCAAGCCCTAACGAGACGCCATGCACGGGTTCACTTTTACCGGGATGACGGGCGCGGTGCGCTGGGGCTATCGCTCAGCGGCCGCGCTCGGCCCCTGGAAGGTGACCCGGACCGAGCACGGGCTCGAGCTAACGGCCCAAGTAACGAGTGTGGATGCATTTGCGGTCTCGCAGCGACCGCTGAAGTTCGTGGCCCCCCATGCGAAGGGCGCGTGGACGCGGCCAATTGACACGCTGCAGATAGCGGACGGCACGCTGACCGCGCGCCTTGGTCCGCGCGAAGGAGTGGAAGGATGACGCGCAATCGGTTTGTCGACCCCGACGTGACCCGCCTGCCCATCAGTGAGGGCGACTTCATCGATGTGAAGGCGCGACTCACGCACGGGGAACGTGAGGACTACTTCTCCATCATTGGCCCGTATGACGCGACTGGTCAAACGGCCTTCGATCGTCGATTGGTGCGGACGGCCAAGGTGCTGGCCTATCTGGTCGGCTGGTCGCTCACGCGCAACGGACAGCCCGTGCCCATGTCGCCGGAATTGTCGGCCACAGAACGGGAGAGCACGGTGCGGGCGCTCGACACGGACACGTTCGACGAAATTTACGCGGCCATCTCCGCGCACGAGGAAAAGGTCAACAAGGAGCGCGTGGCCCGAAAAAACACCCAGGCTGGAGAGACCGCGTCGCCCGCGATATCGCCATCGCCAGCCGACTGCACTGGCGATATGAATGGGTCCGCGCACTAGACGCGGACGTCTATGACGTGCTCATCGAGATGCTGAACGACGCCGATCGCGAATAACGCCCCCATGTCCCTGTCCGCGACGTTTGCCGCCGACTTCTCGAGCTTTCAGGCCGCCTGCCTGAACGCCGAGGCGTCTCTCAAATCATTTGAGAGCGGCGGGGCGCGTGTCGAAAAGCAGCTTAACCGCGTCTCGGACAGTCTCTCGGGCGTCAAAGTCGTCCAACAGGCAAGTCTCGCCGCCGAGGCGGTCGATCGTCTCGGCGGTGTCGCCAAGCTGACCGACGCCGAGCTGCAGCGCGTCGGCGCGACGGCAATCGAGGCCGCGCAGAAACTCACACGCCTCGGGCAGGATGTGCCGCCGGGTATTCAGAAGATCGCGGACGCGTCCAAGGCCGCGCAGGGCGAAGTCAAGGAACTCGGAGAAGCCGCGAAACTGGCCAAGGAGGTCATAGGCGCGCTCGGGATCGCCATGAGCGTCGGCGCCGTATTGGAGTTCACCCGAGAAGTTATTGCCAGCGGCCACGAAATTGAAGTTATGGCCGCGCGGATGGACGTGTCGGTCGAGTCCGCCCAGCGGATGAAGTATGCGGCGGAACAAACCGGCACGTCGATCGACGTGATCACGCGCTCGATCGGCATTATGGGCCGCTCGCTCGTGGAGGACGGCCCACAGGTCGAGAACGCCCTCCAGGCTATTGGCTTGAGCGCCAGTGAGATTCGCCGGATGGCGCCGGATGAAGCCTTCAACGCGATCGCGGAGGCGATTCGCAAGGTCCCGGACCCCATGCTGCAATCGGAGGCCGCGATGCGGATCTTCGGGCGGGCCGCGTTAGAGCTGCTGCCGGCGATCCGGGCGGGGATCACAGAGGTCGAGCAGTCGGCCGTTGTGATGTCCAAGTCCTCCATCGAAGGACTGACGAAATTAGAACGGGAATACCTGCGCCTAAAGGCCGTCCTGAAGGTCGACGTGGGCGATGCGATTGCGGCGACGACCGGATCCACTGAGGGCTACATCATGACGGCCGCCAGGTTGGCTGATGCCCTCACCGGCGCCAACCTGGAGAAGTACGCCGCGGACTTCACCGATCTGGCGAACGCCTCTGAGCGCACCGCGCCACTAAACAGCAAGGCCGCGAAGTCCATCGAAGAAATTGCCCGCGCCGGCGCTGCGGCGGCTCCCTCGGTCGAGTATCTCGACACGCTGCTCCGGAACCTGGAGAAGTCTGCCTCGGAAGGCGCGAAAGCCGCCGCCGAGGCCATTGCCGGCGACGCGAAGGCCGCCCTCGAGGAGTGGCAGGAAATTGTCAAACGCCACCAAGAAGAGCAGAAGGCCGGCGAGCGGGACGTGACGGACTTCCTGTCGAAGATGGACCAGGAGCAGCTGGACGACGCGAAGGCGGCGCTGGACGAATGGCGGGAAATGGTCCGCCGGCATACCGAGGAACAGAAGGCCGGCGCCGACGAGGTCACCGCCTATCTGGCCGAGCAAGAACGCCAACAGCTCGACGATGCGCACGCACAGACCGAGGAATGGCGCGAGGTCGTGCGTAAGCACGTCCAAGACGAGAAAGACGCGAATGCGCAAATCGATAAGGACCTGAAAGATCACGCCGCGGCCGTTGACGGTGCGCTCCGCGATCTGACGCAGTCGTTGTCGTTTCTCTCGCAAATCAGCGGCGGGTCGTTCGGCGGCATCGTGAAAGACATCGGCACGATGATCTCGGCCATCCAGGCGGCCGAGAGCGCGTTGAAGGCTGTCTCGGACATCGTGAAGACCTTCCAAGCACCGGGCGGGCAAGGATTGTCGCCGAAAATCCAGGGCTACGCGCAAACAGCGATCGTCGGTGCAGCGACCGGCGCTGAAATAGTCCAATTGACTGGCGCGCGCAACAGGGCAGTTGGCGCGGCCGAAGGCGCGGCCGGTGGGGCCGCACTCGGGGCGCTATACGGTGCCCATCCAGCAGCCGCGGGCCCGACGTTGGGAGCAAGCATCGCGATAGGCGCTGTTATCGGGGGCATCTATGGCTACTTCCAGGCGAAACACGCCGCGGATCAAGTCCGCGACGCGAATAACGCCGCGTCGGCCTCGATCGCCGACATGCAGAAGCAACTCGTCGCGCAGTACGGGAGTCTTGGCGACATCGATCGGCTGGGGAAGCAAGTCGGCGTCGATCTGATCGCCGCGTGGGGCGACCAGAGTATTGCCGGCCTGCAGCATTTCCAGGCCGCGACGACGGAATTCCAGGACCGGGTCAAGGCCCTGCAATCCGCCGTACAGGAGATGGGGCTGACCTGGCGGGACCTCGATCGGGACCATCAGCTCGCCGCGACCGCGGCCGAAGCGAACACGTTGACCCAGAAGCTGGACGTCCTAAAGACGGCCGGCTACGACATGGGTAAGATTACGTCGGCGAGCGCGAAGGAACTGCTCAGCGTGCTGTCCGACCTCGCCGACGCGGGCGGAATCGTGCCGGCGACGCTCGAGGATCCGATCGCGCGGCTGGGCCAGATGCAGTCGATTACCGACGACAACGCGACCGCGCTCAACAACTACGTCGCCCACACGATCGCCGCGGGCGAGCAGATTCCGGCCGCGCTCGAGCCCGTCGTTGAAAAGCTCATCACGATGGGCAAGCTGACCGACGACAACGCGCGGGCGATCCTCGGTCTGTCCGCGTCCGCGGGGCCCTCGCTCGCGGACGTGACGTCAGCGGCCGACCGCTACGGCCTGAAACTCGACCAACTCGGCGGCAAGGTGATGCAGCTGCAGATCACCGACGAGGCGAAGCAGGTCGTCGCCGACTGGAAGACCATGAGCGCCGCCGGCGCCGACATGGGCGCGGTGATGGCCGGCATGCAGCCGAAGGTCGAAAGCATCGTGCTCGACGCGTTGAAGTTCGGATCCGAGCTCCCCGAGTCCATGAAGCCGATGCTCCAGTCGATGGCCGACGCCGGCGAGCTCACCGACGCCACGGGCACGAAGCTGACCGACCTGACGAAACTCACGTTCGCCGCCGATCTGCACGACGACATCAAGGATCTGATCGACAGCCTCAAGGACTTCGTCTCGACGATCAAGTCCGACGTGCAGCCGGCGCTCGCCGATATCGGCAAGACCGTGATCCCGCCGGTGCACATCCCCTGGGTGCTCGACGGCGCGCCGTCTTCCGACGTCTCGGTGGCGCTGCCGACCGGCGGCCTCATCACGCCGGCGATGGTCAAGCACTACGCCGGCGGCACGGGGCCGGTCTCGCCGTGGATTCCACAAGGGACCGACACGGTCCCGGCGATGCTCACCCCCGGCGAGCGCGTGCTGAGCCCGGCGGAAACACGTCTGTATGACGCGCGCCTGGGCGGCTCGTATCGCCCGGCCTCCCGTTCCCCAATTCTTCTGACGGCGAAGCTCTACATCGACGGCCGCGAGGCCGCCCAGACACTCGTGCCGGCCTTCGCTGAGGAGCTCGAGCGGCTCCGTCTGGACTAGGCGATGCCCCAGTACGCGTTGACCATCGGCGGGGCGGCCAAGAACATGC